CAATGGGATTGTATTGGATCTGTTTGGCGGCTCAGGCTCGACACTCATCGCCTGTGAACAGACGGATCGCATCTGCCGGACGATGGAGTTGGACCCGAAGTACGCCACGGTCATCGTGCAGCGATATTATCAGTATTTTGTAGAATACAAGAATTCATCTGCAAACGTCGATGATGAAATATACGTTATACGCCAAGGGAAGCGTATCAATTATTCTGAAATTGCCGTTCAGATTTAGCCTTGCGGTCATTCATTTTTCCTGATAACTTGTTAGAATTACGGTGGGCATATTATGTTGTTAGGAGGGCTCACCGTGGAAACAATCGAACAAACCGTACATCAATTCCTGGATGAAATGCATCGTGTAGGATATGGTACAGACAGATTGAAAACTGCTGCATCCGTATTGGAACGATTATGTGCATATCATACGACGGCAAATTGTCCTTACCTGGACAAGCAACTAACAGAGCGATACATTGACAGCCTTCGTGAGAGGTTGGATTATAGCCCCACTGGACAACGATACGCACAAGAGCAAATCGTGATCATCAAGATTTTTCTTGGCTTCGTTGATTCTGGAAAAATCACAGAAATAAGGTATATATTGCCCAAAATACCTGTCCCTGTTGAGTTTGCTAAAGTCATAGACGAATATATCGACGAAGCAGCTGTCACCCCTAGCCAAAGGAAAAGCAGATCTTGGGCTCCGAGACGATATGCCTTCTGGCTTTCTCAACACGGTGTCACATCATTTCATGAGGTAACAATTGCCAATCTTAGAGCATATATCATCGACGAGAACGCGAATCTAAAGAGCAAAACCATCCCATCTTTGCGCGTAGAAATGCGCAAATTCCATATATGGCTTCATAAAAACGGATACATCGAAAGCACATATGAGGAATTATTTGACTTTCAGGCAGCGATAAAGAACAAGATTCATCCTGCTGCTCCGCCAGACGATGTAGCAAAAGCTATTGCTCAAATAGATCGTTCAACAGCAATGGGCAAAAGAGATTATGCTGCTATTATGCTCGGGGTAGTACTCGGACTGAGGGGCTGTGACGTCCGAGCGCTGCAGTTGACTGACATTAATTGGCGCGAAGGCGAAATACGGATTTCTCAGAGCAAAACCGGGAAACCGCTTGCTCTTCCATTGACAGGCGATGTTGGCGAAGCATTAAGAGACTACATTCTTAATGGACGCCCACATTTTGACGACCCACATGTGTTCCTCCGTCATAAGCCACCAATTGGCCCAATAAAATCGGGCGGCACTTTCGGTGGTGCATATACGCAATATATGAGAATGGCGGGGCTGGACGGCCCCGGAGGATTTTACCAACTCCGCAGGGCAGAAGGAAAAAACCTTGTAGTATCTGGCACACCCGTCACTACCGTAGCCCAGATCCTTGGCCATACCGATATTGCCAATACAAAGCAGTATATTTCTTTGGATACGGCTTCCCTCAAGATTTGTGCTCTGAGCTTCGACGGTATTGAACCAAGGGGGTGGAAGCTGTGAACTACATTTTCCAAAGCTGCTACCAGAATGCCATGAATGGATATTCGGAGTTCCGAAAAGCCTTGGGATTCTCAGCTGAAGCGAGTCTAACATATCTCCGTCGCTTTGACAGATATTGTGCTGGCAATGAAATCACCTCTGATTCTCTGACCAAAGAAATTGTTGATGCATGGTTGAAAGATGAGCAGGAAAAAGGCTACATTGATATGTGCGGAAGGGCAAGGATCATGCGGACTTTCGCAAAATATCTTAGAGGAACTGGCGTATCTGCTTATATTCTCCCTCCATACTTATACCGTGACAAACGAACTTTTGTTCCTTACGTCATGTCAACAAACGAACTCGCTGCCTTCTTCGATGCAGCAGACAGGCTTGAATCCTGGCATTGTGGGGATCGCTTTGTATCATACGTTGCTCCTGTCATTTTCCGATTGCTGTTTACGTCAGGATTGCGGCCACAGGAAGCATGTAACCTGGTGGATTCCGATGTTAATCTTGACAATGCTGAAATCCTTATCAGGGTCAACAAACGCAGAAAAGAGCGAATCGTCATTGTTTCGGACGATATGCTCCGGCTATTGAATGAATATGTCGCCCATAGAACGAACATTTTTGTCAGAACTCCGTACTTTTTTCCCAGGATTGACGGGAGAATGTACACTGCCCAGCAATTAGGCGCCGTCTGTGATCGCTGTTGGGAAATGGCGAATCCGGATCTTGACCCCAGTCTTCTTCCTCCATTGCGTCCATATGATTTCAGGCATACATTTGCCTCGACTGTACTTCAAAAATGGATAAATGAAGGTATTGACCTTTTTACGATGCTGCCATATCTCAGAACATATATGGGGCATGAACATTTTGAAGATACAGCGTACTATATCCATATCTTGCCTGAACGGCTTTCAGCATCGCCAGGTGTTAATTGGGATGCCATTGATGCGGCTGCACCGGAGGTGTCGATATGGGACTGAAGAAAAATGATTTATTCTCGATTACCCTGGATTATTTCAAATCATACCTTCCTTATATGAGAAAGTGCAGTCCCGCAACGATTCGTACATACCAGATTGCCATGGAACAATACCTTGATTATTTGAAGGAACAAAACGGCGTTATGCTATATAAGGTGACCATGTCCATGATGGACAGAAAATCGATGATCTCTTATCTTGACTACCTTGAGAAGGAGCAGGGATGTTCTGTCTCAACAAGAAATCACCGCAGAGCATGTATTAGGGCATTTTTAAAGTATGCAGCTACGTGTAACATTGAAGCCGCAGGTATTTGGAATGAGATTCAATCTGTGCCCAAATCCAGCGAGGCCAAGAAACCGGTCGATTATCTTACTGTAAAGGCAGTAGAAGCAATTATTGCACAGCCGGATGTTACAACGCGGAAAGGAAAGAGAGACGCTTTCCTTCTGCTGTTTCTGTACCAGACGGGCGCAAGAGTTCAGGAACTTGTCGATGTACGGATTTGCGATCTTGCCCTGGATAGCAGAAACATTGTGACTTTACATGGCAAAGGATCGAAAACAAGGGCGATCCCTATGCGGGAGAAGCTCGTTGAGCATCTAAAAAAATATCTCCAGATGTTTCACCCCGACGTGAATTTGTATTCGACAGATACACTATTCTATTCCGTGCATAAGAGTCAGCATTCAAGAATGACAGAAGACAATGTCAGAAAGCTTGTCAGGGAATACGGGAATAGAGCCCGTGCAAAAGAACCTTCTATTCCTGAAAATGTTCATCCTCATATGTTCCGCCATTCAATAGCTATGCATCTTTACCAGAACGGTGTAGCATTACCGCTCATTTCTCAGTGGCTTGGTCATTCGAGGCTCGAAACCACCCTCATCTATGCGTATGCAGACACCGAGCAAAAACGTAAAGCCATTGAAAAAGCAATTCCTGAGGACAGCACCCTCAAAGCATTCTTGAACTCAGAACGGTATCGTCTCGATGATGATGACCTGATTAAGCAACTGTACGGTCTGAAATAGCCCAACAAGTTTACAGGAAAAATGGAAATAGAATTCCTTCATTGGATTTCTATTTCCTTTTTGATTTCCGCATAATTAATCTTTCTTCCGTCCCGGATCACGTATATCTCTGGTTCCGATTTCTTGTATTCTACAAAATACTGATAATATCGCTTAACAAGAATTCTTGTTAAGCGTTTTCACCTAGAGTACCCGGATCAGGAGATCACCGTGCTGCGGGACGGCCAGACACAGCCCTATGACAGTATTGCTGTAAGCAAGTAACAGTGCTGCAGAAACACACTTTTCCCAGACAGTATCCAGACACTATCCCCGGAGAAACACACTTTTCAAGAGAAACGGAGGTGAAACCAGATGGCCACCAGAGGAAGAAAGCCCCTGCCCACGGCCCTGAAAGAACTGGAGGGCGACCGTGGCAAGGGCAGACGACCGCTGAACAAGGATGAGCCGACGCCACCCCAGGACAACGTGAAGTGCCCTGCTTGGCTGATGCCGGAAGCAAAAAAGGAATGGAAGCGTCTGGCTCCCTCCCTGATCGCCATGGGTGTTCTCACCGAACATGACATGGAAGCCTTCGCCGGGTACTGCCAGGCTTACGCCCGGTGGCGGGAAGCTGAAGAATTCCTGTCCCAGCACGGCACCATTTTCAAAACGCCCAGCGGCTATGTACAGCAGGTTCCGCAGGTCAGCATCGCCATGCAGAACCTGAAAATTATGCAGTCCTTCTGCTCAGAGTTCGGCCTGACGCCTGCCAGCCGGGCACGGCTCTACGCCAACAGCGGCGACAGCGCAGCCAGCGACGATCCGATGGAATCCGTCCTGAAGGGGGGCTGGCAGGATGTTCAGTGAAGCGAAAGCCCGCCGGGTGACGCAGTTCATTGAGTGCCTGAAGCATACCAAGGGAGAATTCCATGGGGAGCCGTTCAAGCTGCTGCCCTGGCAGGAAAAGATCATCCGGGATGTGTTTGGTACCGTCCGGGACGATGATCCATCCATGCGGCAGTACAATACGGCCTACATCGAGATCCCGAAGAAGAACGGAAAGAGTGAGCTCGGCGCTGCCATTGCCCTGAACATGCTCTGCAATGATGATGAGTGGCGGGCGGAGGTTTACTCCTGCGCCAGCGACCGTCAGCAGGCGGCTATCGTGTTCGATGTGGCTGTGGATATGGTGAAGCAGTCACCGGCGCTCAGCAAGCGGATCAAGATCATCCCCAGCACCAAACGCATGGTCTACCAGCCGACAGGAAGCATCTATCAGGTGCTGTCCTCGGAGGTGGCCACCAAGCACGGCCTGAATGTGAGCGCCTGTATCTTCGACGAGCTACACACCCAGCCTACCCGCGCACTGTATGATGTCATGACCCAGGGCAGCGGCGATGCCCGGAAACAGCCACTGTGGTTCCTGCTGACGACGGCGGGTACCGACCGGAACAGCATCTGCTGGGAGGTTCATCAAAAAGCCTTGGACATCATCGAAGGCAGAAAGGATGATCCCCGGTTTTACCCGGTGCTTTACGGCCTGCCGGATGATGCCGACTGGACAGATGAAAAGAACTGGTATAAGGCAAACCCCTCGTTGGATCAAACGATCTCCATTGACAAGGTGCGGGACGCTTTCCGCAAAGCCCAGGAAACGCCAGCCGATGAGAACATGTTCCGTCAGCTGCGTCTGAACCAGTGGGTCAAGCAGAGTATCCGCTGGATGCCCATGGACAAATGGGATGAATGCGGCGGCGCTGTCAATGAGTATGAACTGGAAGGCCGCGCATGCTATGCCGGGCTTGACCTTTCCAGCACCAGTGACCTGACAGCCATGGTGCTGGTGTTCCCGCCAAGGGATGACGAAGAGCAGTACATCGTGCTTCCGTACTTCTGGCTCCCCGAGGACACCATGCAGCTGCGCGTCCGGCGCGATCATGTGATGTACGACAAATGGGAACGCCAGGGCTTCATCCATACGACCGAGGGCAACGTGGTGCATTACGGCTTCATTGAGCAGTTCATCACGAAGCTGGGCGAACGGTTCAACATTCGGGAAATCGCCTATGACCGATGGAACGCCACCATGATGGTGCAGACTTTGGAGGACGACGGCTTCAACATGGTGCCGTTTGGACAGGGCTTTCGGGATATGTCGCCGCCGACCAAGGAACTGATGCGCATCGTGCTGGAGCGGAAGCTGAACCACGGCGGGCATCCGGTGCTCCGGTGGAACATGGACAATGCCTTCGTGCGCACCGATCCTGCCGGGAACCTGAAAATCGACAAAGAAAAATCCACGGAGAAGGTGGACGGCGCGGTTGCGCTGGTCATGGCGCTGGACAGGGCCATGAAGAACCAGGGCGGCGAATCCGTCTATGATACCCGTGGACTTTTGATTATCTGACGGAGGTGCAAAATGCCCCAAAAACCAAGAAGACCCTGCCGCTATCCCGGATGTCCGGGCTTCTGCGAACAGGGTCAGGTGTTCTGTAAGGATCATATGGAATGGAGCGGCGACAGGCTGCGCGGCGGTGCGGATGCCCGTGGGTACGACAGCCGCTGGCGTAAGGCCCGCACTCTCTTCCTGAAGCAGCATCCGCTGTGCGCCTTCTGCCAGGCGGAGGGCAAGGTCGTCCCTGCAACCGTTGTGGATCACATTATTCCGCACCGAGGTGACCAGCGCCTGTTCTGGGATCAGACAAACTGGGAACCGCTATGCAAGGGATGCCATGACAAAAAGACTGGAAGCGGACTGTAATCAGAAGGTCAAGCTGCAATTTGTCAGTACCTGTTTCCATATTCCCTTCGTGCTTTTGCCGTCCAATTTGTGATGAATTCTGTCTTTGCGTCCGTATAGGCATCCCGGTTATGTTCAAACTGCTTCCAAAGACGCAGCTTCAATGCTTCGTATTCTTTTGCCACATCAGGATGCTCATTCATATAATCCCGGAAGTACAGTTCATCGTTGTCTCCGGCATGTCGAAGATGGACATGATACACCTTGTCTGCAAATCCATCCGGCGTATAGCCCTTATTGAGCGATATCCTGGATGCATCGGCTGACATGATGATAAAACCGTTTTGTTCCAATACTCGCGCCGCATCGTTTAAGCTGCTGCCTTCAGGGAGTTCAATCATCACATCGATGATATTCTTGGCCCATATTCCTGCTATGGCGGTGCTTCCAATGTGGCTGATACGATGAATGGGCCAGCCTGCAAACAGGTTATGCAGCAAGAGTTCAATCTCCTTGTAGTCATCTGCCCACTTATCATTATGTTCGACAAGAACGATTGGAAACAGCTCCCATAGTTCTTCTAAAGTCATTTCTGATAATTCTTTTCCCATGTATTTCCGCACCCAAATCACGATATTCGGGCTGAAGAGCCCAATTCCACTATACCATGAAGGGCTACCAAAAGCCATTGAAAAGGAGTGAAACCCGCATGAAAAACCCCTTCACCGCGCTGTTCCGTGCTCGGGATAAGCCCCAGGACAGCGTCAGTGCCGCTCCGACCTTCTACTTCGGCACCAGCGGTTCCGGGAAAGCAGTCAATGCTCAGACAGCGATCCAGCTTTCCACGGTGTATGCCTGTGTCCGAGTGATCTCGGAAACGGTCGCCAGCCTGCCGCTGGGTGTATATGAAGTCAAAGAGGACGGTAACCGCAAGGCAACGGAGCATCCGCTGTATCGCCTGGTTCATGATGAGCCCAACAGCGAGATGACGTCCTTTGTGCTGCGGGAGGTCATGCTGGCGCACCTGCTCCTGTGGGGCAACAGCTACTGCCAGATCATCCGCACGGGCCGAAATAAGATCACTGGTCTATACCCTCTGCTGCCAGACAAGATGACTGTGGATCGGGACAAGAACGGCATCCTGACCTACACCTATATGACCAATACCGGCCAGACGGTGGTGCTGTCTCCTGAGGATGTGCTTCATATCCCAGGACTCGGCTTTGATGGTGTCATGGGCTACAGCCCCATTGCGCTGGAGAAGAATGCTATCGGCCTGGGCATCGCTTCCGAAGAATACGGCAGCAAGTTTTTTTCCAACGGCGCTCGCCCTTCCGGTATCCTGACACACCCGAACACCGTAAAAAACCCAAAAGCACTGCGAGAAAGCTGGAACGCAGCCTACGGCGGATCATCCAACGCGAATCGGGTGGCCATTCTGGAAGAAGGCATGAAGTTTGAGCCCATGGCCGTGCCCAACAATGAAGCGCAGTTCCTGGAAACCCGAAAGTTTCAGGTGGATGAAATCTGCCGGATCTTCCGGGTACCGCCCCATCTGGTCGGCGATCTGGAGCATGCCACGTTCTCAAATATCGAACACATGAGCATTGACTTCGCCGTTCACACCATCCGCCCCTGGCTCGTCCGCATCGAACAGGCCATGAATCGCGCCCTTTTCACTGATCAGGAGAAGGGGCGCTTTTATGTGCAGTTCAATATCGACGGGTTGATGCGCGGCGACTATAAAAGCCGCATGGAGGGCTATGCCATCGCTCGGCAGAATGGCTGGATGTCCGCCAACGACATCC